AACCATCTACCAAGACGATTTGCCTGACCAATAGATGTACAAGCAAAAGATTTTATTGTTTTTCTAGTCCTACCAAATTTTGTAATTGCATCTAATCCGCCAGAGCTTGAATTTAGTGCGGCTATTTGCTCAGCAGTAACTAATTCAAACTCCATTGATTGAGTTTGATTGTCAAAATATTGAACCTCAACTTCTGTATATTTTAATCTTGCTGCTTGATTTTGGTATGTAAATCCTTCCTCAGAAACATTTGAGTTATTAAAAATATATTGTGCATCAGATGTATTTGTAGATGTATTTGTAGGCCGATCTTGTGATATTTGCAAAGTGCCATTGCTGTAAAAAGGCATTGCGTTCATCACAGCACAAAGATTATTTATCAAGTTATATGCATCATTTTTTTGATTCAAAATGACATTACAACTAAATCTAGGCTCCGTTGTGCCTGTTATGGGATCATCTACCAAAGCACTGGCGTAAGCACTAGCAGAATAAAAACTAAAAACATCTAGATTTTCTTCTTGTACAATTCCTCTTTCTGCAACAGAACCATCGCTGTTTAATTTATTTCCAAAACCTTTATCAGTTGTCAAAATGTCATACAAAACCCATGCTGGATCTGAACACCACTCTTTATCTGTTTTGAATGTTCCGTTAAATGTATAACCATCTGGATAAATTACTCTTCCATTTGTACTGTCAACAGTTGTACCATTCGGCACTTTGATCTTGGTTCCTTTAATGCGGTACATCCGCCTTGGATAGCTCTGAAATTCTTGTGCATTAAATCTAAGAGCAACATAAGCAAAGCCTTGATACGCACTTACATCTGATTGTATTTCAGTAAAAGATAGCCAGTTTGTAGAATTTTGTAATCTAACATCGGTGCCATCTGGTGTATTTCTAAAAACACTCAATGTCAAAGGAAAATTCATGGCTCTTTCAAAAATAAGCTCAAAATCTTTTACATAAGGACTTGCAGCTTTTCCATTAGTTACATCAAGAATTACAGGATTGTTAATTGTGCCATTATTCTCAGTAATCCTTATAGAAATTTTTGCCTCTGCACCAACTACATCACCATCGTCTTTAAATTCCTGCATCGCTGGAAATTGAATAGTTACTCTTAATTTGTCTACTAATTGATTACCATCTGCATCTGTTACACCATTTACCGTTCTTGATAAACCTGTACTTGTTTTTACAGTGCAAGCACCACGAAAAGGATTATCTTGAAAGTCTGTATTTACTACAAAAAAATTTGTAGCAAGATTTTCAGGCAAAACATTAACAATTTGTGGATGATCGCTTAAGTTTTTTCCATTACTTACTGCACCTGCTGTTGTGTTAGTCCATTGTATGACCTCTCCTTCGGAATAACCATGCGCGCTATCAAAAGCAACAACCATTTGCCTTGGTTGTAAACGAAAAGAAGTTGAACCAACAGTGACATCTTCGCCGCCACCACCTGCAAGTATATATGTACCTGTTTTTGTTGTTGCAAAAGGACTATTTGTTAAAGCAACTCCAACAGGAATTGTATTTTCAATTGCATTTATTTCTTTGGTCGGTGTTTGATTATCAGCACCATTTTTAACAAATACTTCAACATCAGAGAAATTTTCTTGACCTAATGCATTCTGAAGAGGTGTATTGTCTAAAAAAACATTTTTTCTAAAAGTACTTGAACCCAGCCCACCTTCATCAAGTATCCCATCTATTTCGCCGTAACCTAGTAAATCAAGTACTGTTGCAAATTGTTTTGATCTAAGGCCCTTATCTATTAAATCAGAATCAACAAGCCCTCTGCCGCTAGGAGTTTTGCCAAATAATTGATCATCAACTTGTTTTACCATTATGTTATTCTTTCCCTCGTAATTTGGGCAGTGTCAACGCCTGAACTGATCAAAATTGAGCCGCTAAACACAAGTCCATATAAAATTGGCACAGGAACACCACTTGTACTAACGTTTTGAATGCCGCTAAAAGAATATGATCCTCTTATTCTTGGATCAACATCACTAACAGAAGATTGGTTTTGAAATGAGTTTTGTGGAGAAATTAAATCAGTAACACCGCCTATAATCATTGAAGTTCCAATTGCTGTTAATCCTGTACCTAAAACCGTTCCAAGAAGAAAGCCACTGACACCAGCCGTGAACGCTGTAGAAAGAGCAGCACCACCAGCAACAGCTCCGATTCCAAATACAATGGGAATTAAAGGACCAGAACCCGAAGCAATAGGAATTATTTGTATATCGCCCTCACCTGACAAAGAAAGTAAATCTTCTGTTATTTCATTACCACCCATTTTGACCTTATATATTTGATCATTCATGTGTTTTTGCAAACCTTCAAAATTAGCCATAAGAAAACTCATCGCTTGCTGTGGTGATCTTACAGCAGCTTCAAAATAAGATTGACCCAAAAATTGTCTTAATTTTCCATAAACTTTTATTTTTTTAAGCTGCATATCTATAAACTCCTCTTAGTGCTTGTTGATATCTTAAGTCAAAAGGTTCTCTACAACTCAATGCTTTGATATTATGATTTAATATCATGTTATCACCTAAATAAAGAGCAACATGATCTAAATTACCTGTAATTGATTGAAAAAGTAATACATCGCCAACTTTTATTTTTTTTATTGTTTCTTGTTTTTCAAAACCTGTTATAGGTAGCCCTTTTTCAAACAAAGGCTTCTCAAAAAAGTTTTTAATACGTTTTGGTCTTTCCCACTCTTTCAACTTAATATTTTTTGTTTCTAAATACCAATCAGAAATAATACTCCAACAATCATATTTTCCCCAAATAAACTTACGTCCAATAAGTGAGGGAGCTTTCCAGCCTTCCGGTTCTAATTTTTCCCAATGATTATGCTCAATACTGTAAATATAATATGGAAATCCTATATGTTCGCAAGCTGCTTTATCTGTATCTGATGGTGTAGCGGCTCCTACAGGGTGACTATGTATTACACCAATAACTTCTCCTGTATCTTCACACTCTGCCCAGTCATCAGGGTCAAGCATAAAAAATTCATGTTTACCCTCAGCTAAATTTTTACAAGGCCAAAAAGTTTCTTTACCTTTAATTATTGCTAACAAACCACAAGCCTCATCAGGTGCTTGGTTTTTTGCATATTTTTCAAATGATTGTTTCCAAGACATTTTATGCATTTACAAAAGCACCAACACCAGCAAAATCTGCTCTTGTTACAAGTTTTTTTGGTGCGGCAACACCAAACAAATCAAAAGAACCCACCATTTCAAACTGAACTACATCCCTGTTTTCTGCAGTTTTTCTTTCAATAAAATACACCTCTCTTGGAAACTCAGCCGAAGGGTCTGGTGTTCCATAAGGATTAACGTTACTTGGAAAGTTTGCTGCATCTAAAAACCTACTAAGAGTTCGTCTGCGAGTCACTTTCGCACCTGCAAGATCAGAAAATGCTGTTGTTTGATTTGTCAGTTGAAGAATAGCAGTAATAGTTCCTAATAAATTAGAAAAAGTCAGTGTCGGTCTTGGCAGCTTTCCTTTTCCAGTATATTTGAAACCATCTGCCTTAACAGGGATTCTTGTATATGTGTTTGATTGCCATACGATATCAAGGCTGTCTTTCATGTTATTACCAGCATGGAATAAATATACAGTTGGAGTTGTTATGGTTGCATTGACATTGAAAGATACATTTCCACTTGTCGACTGCGAAGTTGTACCAGTAACGGTAAAAGTATTTGTAGCAACTGATCCAATTGTATAAACACCATCTATTCCGTTACCAGAAGTAAAATCAAGACTAAGTATTAAACCAGCAGTGAAACCATGTGAATTAAGTGTAATTGTGATAGTAGTGCCAGACTGCGAATATGTAGCTGTTTTAGCAGATTTTGTGTAATGAATGTCAGGTTTTAATTCAACAGAATATAACTCAATAATTGATTTATTGGTAAGTTCTTGTAGTTCAGCAGTTGGTGTTGACATTTATGGTTCAAAAACCTCCCTAAAAGTTGTGCTTATTATTGCTCTATTGTTGTAAGGTATTGTTTTTGTCCATGTATCACAAACATATTGTCCAGCACCAGAAAGAGTGATTGATACATTACCGCTATTAGTAGCAGAGGCAGCAGCTGTCACAGTAAAAGTGTTTGCATCAGCAGACGAGGCAACAACAAAATCACCATCAGTTGCAGAACCGCTTGTGTAATCAATCGTCAAAACATCACCAATAGCAACTCCATGTGAGGTGATACTGATGGTCACAGTCGTACCGCTTTGCGAATATGTACCTGTTTTTGTAAAGCCTTCGGCTGGTGGAGTAAATGTAAAACT